GGGCGCTGGCCTGCCGATCCCGCCTGATGTGCTGATTGAAGCCAGCAGCCTGCGTAACAAGGAAAAGCTGCTGGAAATGATGCGCCAGCCCAACCCGATGCAGGACATGCAGGGGCAGATGGCAATGGAAGCAGGGCAAGCCAAGATTGCGGAAACGCAGAGCAAGGCCGCGAAGAACATGGCCGACGCAGAGGCGACGCAGGCGCAGACCGCGCTGTCTGCCATGCAGGCCGGGATGCAGGTGGCGCTGTGAAGCTGACCGGATACCGCGCGTTCCTGCTGGGAACGGCCCGCGATGATCTGCCTGTGAGAGGCATTTGGGTTTCTGCACCGGAGCAGTTCCGGGGCCTGACAGTTCAACGTCGTGAAGGCGTGGAAGCCGCCGCTAGTGATTCTGGCAACCGCAGCTTTTACGATAACCCCGAACAACATTTCTAGCACTAACCTCAATTTCGGTCCCACAAACACAGCGAGCAATCCAATAGGCTGTGTCATCAGTGGCGCGAGTGAAATTTAGGAACGTCAGGGAGTTGATCGTTTGACCAGCCCTTTCTTTGTAGGCTGGCTTTCTGGTGAACTTTTCTCGGTTTCTGCTTTGTTCAAGAGGCGTTGCCCACCGACAGTTTTCGGGCGAGTAGCCTTTTAAGTTGTCGATACGATCAAGCGAAGTTCCTTCGGGCCTTTCGCCCATATCTTCGTAAAAGTTTAAGAAAGATTCCAGCCACCTATCGCAGACCGTAATTCCTCGCTCTTTGTAGCGATGTGAGTTGTGTCGATTATTGCTCCGGCATCGTTCAATCATGCTAGACCAAGAGCGGTATCCTGGGATTGTTGTTATTTTTGCCATGCCTGCTTTTGCATCAAAAGGTCGGCGGTGACAAGAATTTGTAGCATGAGGTTACAATAGGGCCGCCACCGAATTGGGCGTTTGATGAGTGCCGCCCACTCTAAGGGGCGTTAGAGAGTATGAGCGATGGAACAGACGCCGCTAGAGGAGTTCTTTAAGGACGACGAACCCGCCATTCAGGAAGCGCCGGAACAATCGGCAACTCCTGACCGGCCCCGCGATGATAGCGGGCGATTTGCAGCTAAGGAAACGGGCGTTGAACCCGCAGCAGAGCCGGAAACGGCCCCGCTGCCGGAACAGGTGCCGCCGACCACCGATCGACTGCCGCCCGATACGTTCAAGGCTGTCAAAGAGGAGCGGGAGAAGCGCCAACAACTGGAACGGGAACTGGAAGCGCTCAAGCAGCAAATTCAGGCCGTTCAGCAGCCCCAAGAGCCGCCCGCCCCGCCGCCTTCTCTGTGGGAGGATGAGCAGGGTTGGCAGCAGCACTTCGCCGCGCAGGTGACGCAGCAGGCCAATTTGAACGCCACGCTGAACCTGTCGGAGATGCTGACCCGCCGCGAAAAGCCGGATTTTGAACCCATGAAGGCGAAGTTCCTTCAACTGGCCGAAATCAACCCGGCGCTTGCGCAGCAGGCCCTATCCGACCCCGATCCGTGGGGGAAAGCCTACCAGATCGCCAAGAACGCGGCGACGATGGAGGAACTGGGGGCCACCGATCTTGAGGCGCTGAAAGCCAAACTGCGGGAAGAAGTGCTGGCAGAAGCGCAGGCGCAGGTGCCTGTCGCAGCCGCCACGATCCCGCCGACACTGACCACTGCCCGCAATGTTGGCGCGCGCACTGGCCCCGCTTGGGCTGGCCCGCGTTCGCTGGAAGACTTGCTGGGCTGAACCAAACCCCAAGGGTCCCGCGTCGTGATGACGCCGGTTTCCCAGTCCCCGCAAGGGGCAAGATGGACACTTTACCATGACCGATACCACTCCGGCCACTGGCCTTGTCGTGCAGCAGTGGGAAGACAAGTTCTTCTCTGAATACCTCCATGACGGCGGCTTCAAGCCGCTGATGGGAACCAACGAAAATAGCGTTATTCAGGTCAAGGAAGACCTGACCAAGAAGGCGGGCGACAGCATCACGATTGCGCTGGTCAACCGCCTGAACAACGCGGCTGTTACCGGCGTTTCGACGCTGGAAGGCAACGAAGAAGACATGGCCTCGCGCTCGATGCGCATCTATGTCGACAAGCGCCGCAACGCCGTCCGCATCGCGGAAATGTCGGAACAGAAGTCGGCAATCTCGCTGCGTCAGGCCGCTCGTGCCACGCTGCTGGACTGGTCGATGGAAGACACCCGCGATCTGGTCATTGAAGCGCTGGGTTCGCTCAACGGCACGAAGTTCATCGACCGCACTGCCGCCATTGGCGACGCGTGGCTGGTGGACAACGCCGACCGTGTGGTGTTCGGCGCGGCTGCTGCTGGCTTCACCGACCTGTCGGCAGACCTTGCGCTGCTCGACACCAGCGCTGACCTGTTCAACGCCACGGCGCTGGACGCGATGGTGCTGAAGGCCAAGACCTGCGCCCCGAAGATCCGCCCGATGCGCGACCCCGGCAACGGCAAGCGTTATTATGTGGTCTTCGCCAACCCGCATGCGTTCAAGAACCTGCGCGACAGCATCGACACCGAAGTTCTGGCCGCGACCAGCGTTCAGGCCGAGGCTTCGAAGCTGTTCGAAGGTGGCGACATCATGTGGAACGGCTGCATCGTCAAGGAAACGGACAACATCCCGATTTACGGCGGGCTGGGCACCGATCCTGACGGCACTGGTGCGCTTCCGCAGGGTCAGGTGACCCCGGTTTACCTCTGCGGCGCGCAGGCTCTGGCGATTGCCTATGCCAAGCGCTGGCGGACTGTGACCGAAGAATTCGACTATGGCGACAAGTATGGTGTCGCGGTTGAAGGTATCTACGGCGTCCGCAAGATCATTTTTGGCAAGGGCGCTGGCGATACCGACGATCTGGTCGACCACGGCGTGGTCACTGGCTTCTTCGCCACCACCGGCACGGCGACCATTGCCGCTGCCACGGCTGCCGAAAACTGATCGTGACGGGGGAGGGGCTTTCGGGCCTCTCCCCTTTCTTTTGAGGGAGGCGATATGCCCCTTTATCGCTTTACCGGCACTTACACCGGGGGCCGTAATTCCATCACCTTGTGCGGCGTGACGTTCAACGAGCGGGAACCGAGCGAGGTCGAGGGCGAGGCGCTGCGTCGCCTGGCCAACCATCCCGAATTTGAAGCGGTCGAGCCTGTTGAGGCTCCCGCTAAGCCCAAGCGCGGGCGTCCCCGAAAGGCTCTCTGATGGCCCAGCATATCCCCGCCAAGGCTGCGACCGAAGTCGTCACCTATCGCTGGACCGTGCCCCTTGCTGCCGATGATACCGCCGCAAGCGTGGCGCATTCGGCGGCGGGGGTGACGGTCGATAGCGCGGAACTGGACGGCGGCGAAGTGGCGCTGACCCTGTCGGGCGGCATGGCGGGGGCCACTGGATCGGTCGCGCTGACCATCACTACTGACCTTGGCGATACGCTGACCGAAACGCTTTACGTGCCGATCGTGGCGGATGCTGCAACGGGCATGACGGCGCGCGATGTGTGCGAATTTGCGCTGCGCAAGGTCTACGGCAAGGACGAAACGCCGGAAGCCTCTGCACTGGCGGATGCGATGGAGCGGCTCAACGATATGCTGCGTAGCTGGGCGGCAACCGGGGCTGATGTTGGGGCGACGTTTCCGCTTGAGGCCGGCACGGTGATCTACTGCAAGCCGGAATTCGAGGCAGCGATCAAGAACAACCTGATCGTCCAGATTGCGGACCTTTACGACCTGCCGATTGGTCAGATCGTGCAAATCAACGCGGTGCGCGGGCTGCAACTGGTCAAGTCGGCCAACCTGCCTGACCAGCGCACCGGGGCGGCGTATTACTGATGCGCCTGCAATTCGGCCTCTCTGCGTTTGAACGCGCGCGCGGTGATCTTCCCGCGCTGCCGGTAGTCAATATGTTCGCGGAAGAAGCGCCTACGGAAGAAAGCGGCGTTGTCCTGCAATCGCGGCCCGGTCTGGCAGATCGCGGCGCTAACATGGGCGCTGGCCCGGTTGCGGCGCTGTTCAAGGCTGACGGTGTGCTTGGCGGCGGGCTGTTTGGCGTGTCTGGCGGGCAGTTATATGCCGGGACGACCGCCAAGGGCGCAGTCAATGGTTCTGGCCCGTTTTCCATGGCGGGCTATGAGGACACGCTGTTTGCGGCGGGCGGGGCTGATCTGTGGGGCTATGACGGCACCACGCTAAGCCAAGTCACGTTCCCTGATGGTGCGGGCGTCAACAAGGTGGTGGTCGGGGCCTCGCGCCTGATTGCCATTCGCGCCGATACCGAGAAATTCTACTGGTCGGACGTTCTTTCGACCAACATCGGCGCGCTGTCCTTTGCCTCGGCGGAAAATCAGCCTGACCGGCTGAAAGACCTGCTGTTCGTTGACGATGTGCTGTTGCTGTTCGGATCGGAAACGGTCGAGTTCTGGCCGAATACCAATGACGCGGTTTTGCCGTTTCAGCCGCTTGAAGGGCGGGTTTTCGAGCGCGGGATCAAGGCAACTGGCTGCGCGACCAAGTTTGGCCCTTCTTTCGCATGGGTGACGGATAACAACCAGGTATGCATTTCGGACCCTGACAACATCGTGTCGAAGCCGGGGCTTGAAGCGCTGATTGAGGCGTCGGCCAGTGTGCGGCTGTGGACCTTCTACCTTGAGGGCACCGAATTTCTGGCCCTGACCATTGACGGGCGCACTTGGGCTTATTCCTACCGTTCGCGGCTGTGGTCTGAGTTCGCATCCTACGGGCAGGCTAATTTCGTGCCGCAGTGCTGGGCTGGCGGCGTGTTCGGTTCGTCGCTGGATGGCCGGACGCTGGCTTGGTCTGATGCATGGTCGGACCTTGGCGGCATCCTAGAGCGCCGGTTTCGTGCTGGTGCGCCGCTCAATGCGGGCGGGGTGGTGCTGGCCTCGGTGCAACTGCGCAACAACGTGGGGACGACTGATTTTCTGACCGGGGACTACCTGAACCCGATTGTCGAAATGCGGTCATCGCGTGACGCTGGGCGCACTTGGGGGGCTTGGCGACCTGCCGCGCTGGGCGAACAGGGGAACTACCGCAAGCGGGTGCAGTGGAAGGCCTGCGGGATGGCCTCGCAACCGGGCATTCTGCTGGAATTTCGCGTGACCGATCCGGTTTCGTGGCGCGTCTCTGACGTGCTCGTCAATGAAGCCGTTGGCGGGGTGTAGCATGGCACTCAAGCTACCGCGCTTGCAGCGGACCATTTCGATTGCGGGCAAGGACGGGAAGCCCGCGCTTGAGTTTCACCAGTGGTGGGCGCTGTTCGCCAAGAACATTGAGGACGCATTCAACCAGCTTGAAGCGGCGGTAGCAGCGATTGCGGCGGCGCAGGCGGCGGCTGATGCGGCAAACGCGGCTGCGGCTGCTGCTGATGCTGCGGCAGCCGCGGCACAAAGGGCGGCAACAGGCGCGCAAGACGCAGCGGATGCAGCGGCGGCGCAAACGAACTTGGTCAACAGCTATCCGAGCGGGCTTACGCTCAGTTCCAGCGATGCAGGAGCGAATGCGTCGATTTCGATCAGCGCGCACACGCGGGTTTATGCCGATGGCTCAAGCGTTTCGGTCAATTCCGGGGCGCTGACCGGCCTGTCTTATTCAACGCTCTACTACGTTTACTATGACGACGTGGCCCGCACGGGCGGCGCTGTCACTTATGCGTCCACGACCAGCGCGACCACGGCTGCCCAAACCGGCAACCGCCACCTTGTCGGCTCGGTCACGACGCCAGCGGGAGGAGGTGGTCCTACATCTGGTGTCGGCGTCGAGCCTCCGGGCGTCGGGAACCTGCCTTGATCCGGGCTGCAACGCTGGGGGACATTCCGCAGTTGCTGGCAATGGGCCAGCGCTTTGCCGATCGGGCGGGCCTTGTGGATCATGTCGGTTACGAACCGGCAGACATGGCCGAGACGTTCCGGCTGCTGATTGAAGGCCACGTAATTTTCTTGGGTGAGGCGGGCGCGCTGGGGGCGATGGCTGGCCCGCACCCGTTCAATCATTCGCATATCATCGCGCAGGAATTGTTCTGGTGGAGCGAAGGCCGGGAAGGGCTCCGGCTTCTGGCTGCCTTCGAGGATTGGGCGCGCGAACGCTGCCACTCGATCCGCATGATTACGCTTGAGGCGGTCGAACCTGACCGCACGGCACGGATTTACGGGCGCCGGGGGTTTGTTCCCCTTGAGCGCGGTTTCATAAAGGTGTTTTGACATGGCGATTGGAACGCTTGCCGCAATTGGCATCGGTCTGGCGGGGGCTGGCACGGCTATCAGTGCGTCAGCGCAAAAGAGTGCGGCGAATAAGGCTTCGCAGACGACTGCGGACACCGCTGCCAGCAACAACGCACTGGCGCAGAACATCTACAACCAGAACGCGGCCACGCTGTCGCCGTTCGTCCAGCGCGGCAACGCGGCGGGCGGGGCGATGAACGCGCTTCTGGGGCTGGGCGGCACCAACAGCGCGGCGACACAGGCCATTCCGGGGATGCAGGGCCTGCCGACCGGACAGGGTTACGGCGTGGCCGACTGGAACGCGAACAATGGTGCACCTTTCCAGCGCGACGGCTTCAACGATTACAGCCAGATCGGCGCATATGGCTGGGGTGGGGTGACGCCGGATGCGTTCGCCAACTTTGGCGGGATGGATGCGCGCGGCGGGCTGACCAACTTCGGCCCGACCCCATTCGCTGGCACCGGCCAAACCATGCCCGCAGGCCAAAGCGCGCAATCCGCCGCCGAAGACGCATTCAACATCTTCAAGAGCAGCACGGGTTATCAGTCGCGGCTCAAGGAAGGCGCAAACGCGGTCAACTCGCTTTGGGCGGGAAGCGGTGCGGTCAAGTCTGGCGCGGCGGGCAAGGCGTTCGAGCGCTTCGGCCAGGATTTCGCATCGAACGAATTCGGCAACTACATGAACTACCTCGGCAATCAGCAGGGCGTTGGCCTTGGCGCGGCGTCGGCACAGGCCGGGGTTGGGCAGAACTACGTCAACACGGTTTCGGGCAACAACAACGCAGCCGGAACCGCTGCGGCGAACGCGGCGCTGGTCAAGGGTAACAACTCCGTTGGCAACGTGCTGGGCATGATCGGCGGCGGGCTGTTCGGATACGGGAGGTAAGGCAGTGACCAATCCGAATTGGGGCCTGATGGGCGGCAACAATGCGCTGGCGATGTTTCAGTTTGGCGCGAACCTTGGCCAGCAGGCGCGGGCCTCGCAGGAAGAACGCGCGCTGAAAGAGGCGGTGGGCGCATATGCCACGAACCCGAACGATCCGAACGCGCTGGCTAATGTTATGAAACTGGACCCCAAGATCGGGATGCAGTTCCAAAAGCAAAACGTCGATATCGCTGCCAAGCGACAGGAAGCGCAGCGCGGACGGGTGAAGGAAATCGCGCGCCTGTTCGACGGCATCAATGATGAGCAGACCTATCAGCAGCGCATCGGCATCGCCCAGCGTATGGGTATCGACACCAGTGGTGTTCCGGCCAACTATGATCCGGCATGGGTGCAGGAAAATGCGCTTATCATGCGCCTTGCCGCTGACAAGCCGGAAGCGCTTTCGACCATTGGCAAAGAGGCTGTGGACGCTGGGTTCCAAGCGGGGACGCCTGAACACGCAGCTTTTGTGCGCCAGCGCATTCAGGCGGAAGCAGTCAAGACCATCCCCTACGTTCAGGGTGGCGGGGTGGCGGGTTATAACCCCATGACCGGCCAGACCAACACCATTGTTGCGCCGAACCCCGGTGGGGTAGCAGCAGGGACGCCTGTGACGAACGCGCCAACCAACAGCCCGCCCCCCGCTGCGGTGGATTATCTGCGCCAGAACCCCGGCTTGAAAGCGCAGTTTGACGCGAAGTATGGCGCGGGTGCTGCTGACCGCATTCTTGGAGGGCAGCCCGCTGGCGCTGGCCCTTTCGGCCAGTAGGCTTGCCGGGTGAGCGAGTGACTTCAACGCTGCGCAGCGCAGATCGCAATCGCGCGGTTGGCGGCAATCCCCGCAGCTATCACCTGTCTGGAATGGCCCGTGACAGTGTGCCGCCCGCTGGAATGAGCATGGCGGCATACGCGGCTGAATTGGCCCGCCTGAACCCTAATATGCAAGTAATTAACGAGGGCGATCACGTCCACATGGAGCCGCGCTGATGGCACAAGCTAACCCGTTCGACCAGTTTGACCCTACGCCGTCCGCGCCGACGCAGAATAGCGGCCCGGTCTATGGTGCGCCGCCGAAGCCTGACAAGCCGAACGATCCGAAGACGACTTGGCGACCGGGGGTGGTTAACGGCAAGCCCGTTCAGATCAGTTCGGAAGGCAAGGTTGAGGCGTTGCCGGGGGATGCTGGCGGCGATCCGAACAGCCTTGACCCCAAGACGATTGCTGGGCAGCGCAACATCGCCACGGGCATCCTAAAAAACACGGGCGTCAATCTGGAAACCGGCGACGATCCTATCTCTGATTTGATCCTGCGTTCCACCAGTGGCGGCCTGCAAAAATCTGCGGCTGATGCCTACGGGTGGGTTACTGGTAATGCCACCAGTGGGATGGAGGCTATCGCCCGGCTGAACACTGTAAGCCGCGATATGACGCTGCAAATGTCGGGCGGTTCGCTTGGGGCGCAAATCTCAAACACCGACCGTGAGTTCCTTTCCGAGCGCATGGGCGATATTTCCAACCCGAACAAAACCGTGGATGAACGCCTAGCCGCGTGGGATCAGGTGAAGCAGCGGCTTGCTCAGATTAGCGGCGTTGAAATGCCTGCATTGGTTGCCACTGGTGATGCGGAACAGGGCCTCTCCGGTTCCGTGACCGATGATAGCCCCGGCCTTTCGGTGAAAGTCACTGACGACACCCCTTGGCCGAACAAGCCCGGCAACAACGTGCCCCCGTCTGGCGGCAATGGCGGCGGCTTCTGGTCTAGCATCGGCGCGGGCGTTGGCGATCTGGTGGAAGGCGGTGTGAACAACACGGTCGGCCTGATTGTGAACCCGGTAAACACCGTTGTGGGCCGCGCAATGGGCTATGACGGCTACACCAGCGACATTGGCCAGACGATCCGCGATGCACTGGACCTGCCGGAAGGCAACCAGACGGTTTCGGCGATCAATCAGGCGGCGGCAGGCGGCTTGGGCGCTGGTGGCCTTGCGCGCAAGGCTGGGCAGGTGGTTGGCGGTGCTACGGGGCAAGGCCTGCGAACGTTCGGCAACAATCCGATGCTTGACGCGGCCACTGGTGCAACTGCGGCGGCGTCTGGTGAGGGCGCGCGGCAGGCAGGTGCTGGACCGGGCGGGCAGGCGCTGGCAACGCTGGCAGGGGGCTTTACGCCTGCCGGTGTGATGGCTGGGCGCAATGCTGTGCGTTCGGTCACTGGTCGAACCCCGCCGCGTGGTCCTGCGCCGGATATGGCTGTAGTGGAGGCTGGGCAGCGGCAGGGTGTGCCGATCCGGCAGCCTGACGCGCGCTCTGAAATGCGCGGCGAGTTCGCCAATCTGCAAACCGGGCAATATGCTGGCCCGTCTATCAATCAGGCGCGGCAGGCGGATAACGCCATGATTGAGCAGCGCGTTGATGAAATCGGTGGCGGCGGCAATCCCTCCGATCCTTATGCACTTGGAACGCGGGTACAGGCGGCAGGACAGCGTTACATCGCCAAGACCAAGGCGCAGGCTAACCGGCTTTATGACCGGGTGCGCGAAACGTCTGGCGGCGCAACCGTCACAGCCCGCAATGCCGACGCTGCACTTGATGCCAACATCAAGGAACTGCGCGCGGCAGGCGAAAACAGCAACGCCGCAGCGATCAACTACCTTGAAGGGCTGCGCGGTGATATTGACCGCGGGCTGACCGTTGACGCGGTGCAGAACCTGCGCAGCAATATGCGCGGGCAACTGTCCGAACGTGGCCTGACCGGCACCGATACTGACCGCCGTGTGGCGCAGGTTATCGACGCCATGAATACCGATCTGGCCGAGCAACTGCCTGCCGAGGCCTCGCAAGCCCTGCGCGCCGCTGATGCGTTCTACCGCCAGCGGCAGGAGTTCATCAACGGGACGCTCAAGCAATTCATGGGCGACCGTGGCAAACCCCTGCCCGCCGAAACGGCAGCGCAGCGCCTTGTGTCGATGGCGCAGGGTAAGGGCAATTTCGAGCGCTTCGGCAATATGTGGAAGGAACTGGACGACGCCGAACGCGCGGACGTTGCTGCTACCATCGCTGCTTCGCTGGGGCGCAAGGCCAATGGCGATTTCAGTCCCGCGACGCTGATCCGCAGCCTTGATCCGGTCAAAGGCGTGAACCCTCGCACGGCGCGGCTTGTGTTCGGGGAAGATGGCGCAAAGGCACTTAACGACCTACGCCTGATTGCACAGGCCAAGACCGACACTGCAGGCGCGCTCAATTCGTCACAGACGGGCGTGATGGTCAACCGGGCAAGCGGTGGTTTGCGCAGCCTGATCCTTGGCACACTGGGCCTGTCTGGTGGCGGTCTGGCGGGCGGCGTAATGCTTCCGGCTGCGGGCAACCTGCTGTCCAAGATTGGCGAAGAACGCGCCGCGCGCCTGATGCTTAACCCCGATTTCACGCAATGGCTGCGCGCCATGCCGCAGGCGACCAATCCGAAGGCGATCAATGCCTATTTTGGGAAGCTGAAAACCTCGGCGGTCAAGTCGCAGGTGTTCGCCAATGACGTTGAGGCGTTCACGGGCGCGGTTCTGGACGCGTTCGCACAGTCACCCCGAAGGGCTGCCGCCCAGCAGGAAAACGACTGACGGAAAGAACCACCAGAGCAGCAAGAACCATGCCCAAAAGCTGGGCCGCTTGATCGTGTGCACAGCCCACCAATACCACACTTCACGGGCCGGGGCAAAACCCCGGCCCTTCTTCGTTGGGAAACGATGAAATGACCGCAGAACTGTTCACGACCCCGGCCCCGGCGCTTGCTGGTAACGCCACACCTTACCCCGGTGCCAAGTGGTATTTTTACGTCAGTGGATCGACCACCCCGCAGAGCGTATTTGCGGATGAAGCCTTGTCCAACTCGCTCGGTCCGGTTGTGACCGCCAACGCGGACGGGCGCTTCCCGGCGATATACCTTGATGCATCACTCAGCTATCGCGGTATTTTGCGGGACGCGGGCGGTTCTGTAACGCTCTATGACATTGACCCCATCGGCGGCGCGGCTTCTGCGCTTTCGGCTACGCTGGCAGCCAATAGCGGTTCGCAGTCAATCGGCCACAAGTCGCCCCTGACCGGCAGCACGGCGACTACGGTTTACGCCTCGTTTGCTGCCCGCCGCGCCAATGCCAAGTCGGATTTCGGCGCGGCCTTTGACGGGACGACCATTGACACGGCGGCTATTCAGGCCGGGATTAACGCCCTGTCGGCCATTGGCGGCGGGACGCTCGAACTGCCTGCCGGTGCATCGAAGGTCGGGACGATCAACCTGCCTGAAAACGTGACCATCGAAGGGCAGGGGCGCTATGCCACCCGCCTTGTTGCCACGACCGGCCTTAACGCCCCGCTCATCAATCGCGCGGGCACGATCAGTGGGGTTATCAACCGAGGCGGCGTTGCGAATCTGGCTATCGTGGGCTCAGGCAAGGCCAACACCGGAATGGTGGGGATCAAGTCGGTTTTTACCAACCGCGCGACCTACCGCGACATTGACATTTTCGGTTGCCGGATCGGGCATTGGTTCGAAAACGTGTGGCAGGACGTGCTGGACAATATCCATGTCCACGGCGGCGGGACCGATCAAAGCTACATCGGCTTTTATGGTGCGCCGAAAGACCCGACTGTCGGCATCTCGAACGCGGTGATAGCCAATGCCTGCGTGGCGCAGGGCGTCGAATACTGCGGGTGGCGCCTAGAGAACTATGACGGCTCCAAGTTCACTTCCTGCGAAGGCATGAACGGGGATTACGGTTGGTTCTTGGGCGCGCCTTCGACCGGGACCGTCGCTTGTCAGTTCGGGCATTTCGTGAACTGCCTGGGCGACACAAACGCGATCAACAACTGGCGCATTGAAAAGGGCAACGCACTACAGGTCGTGCAGGGCCAGTTTACCGGGTGCTGGGCTGGCACGACCAGTTCGGGGGCCAGCGTCTATGTTGGCGGCGCGTCTGAACTGCAATTCTCCAACTGGCAGGTGGTCGGCGGTCAAACGCACGGTTTCCACTTCTTCCAATCGTCGCGGATTTCACTGACGGGCGCGAATGTGCGCGCGTGGAACAAGGCGGACGCAGGCAATGCGGGCGTCTATCTGCAAGACAGCCTCGTTATCAGCGTGACCGGTGCGCAACTCTACACGAACACGCTGGGGACCGGGAAGGGCTTCATTGAAGCCGGAACGTCCAACCACAACACGCTTGTTGGCTCCAACTCGTCGGGTGGCTGGACCATCATCGGGGCCAACTCCGCGCAATCCACCAACACCACGGCGTAAGGACTTACCAATGGACACCAACGCAATCGCCCGCCGCCTCTCCGCCCTTGGCCGTGAGGAAGCATCCGCGCTTCGCATGATGGAGCGCGCACAATCCCGCCTTGCAGACATTGCCAGTCAGCGCTGCGCATTTCTGAAAACCGTTGCCAGCCTGCCGGATGCGGGGCTGGACGATGAGGCGGCGGCTTATGTCTTT